GAACCCCGGCTACGATGTTTTTTTCAACGAGCAGGAGCAAACGATGTTGCAAGCGAGGGAAATGGAGGCGTTTCTGCGCCAATTTGAGCCGTTGCGTCATGTGATGGTGGATCCGGTGAGCGAAATCATTGATGCACCGTGGCTGGTGAAGGTGCATGGGGATGTTTCGATCTACGGACAACGCCACGGATTCGAGGCTGAGCTCGATCTGCGGGAGTTCGGAGGTCAGGAGGACCTGATCAAGCTGGCGGAGCAGCTGTTGAAGAGCTTCGCTGCTGCATCCCGAGCCGTTGCGACTCAGGTTTGAATACTTCCGAACCGTAAGGTGAGGAAGTATTCATTCCACACCGGTAGAGTCTGATCTTCTTCACCAGAATCTGATGAAGAAGATCTTTTTTTTAGAATCCGAAAGGATACCGGTATATAAGTTTTTTATCAGTATTCCGAAAGGATACCGGTTATGAAGGATACCGGTATACATAGAGAATACCGGTATACCTTATATAACCATATATTGCAGGAATCGTGCCAAGTTTCTCTAAGGAAAACCCTTAGAGATTTTTTTGGAACCCCAGGCACACTGGCGTGGCAGCTTTCATGACTGCCATTGCCCCAGCGGAAGGTGGGTAAACATCCGCAGCCAGGGCCGGGGTCCTTCCGTCTTTGATGGCTCCTCCCTCGCGTGACCTGGCCGACTGGTGCCCGTAAGGCACCACCAACACGCATGGGGATTGGTACTGCCAGGACCTGAAATCCTGGGCCAACAGTTGGAACCCAGTCTCCAGCCGTGTTGGTACTGCCGAATGCTGGCGCGGGGCACGGGTCTCGAAAGAGCGGTGAGCACATACCACCCGCTGCCAACACGCCGACCCCTTGCGTTAATGGGGTAGTGCTCCGCACTGACAGACTGCGAGGAGTACACGGCCACTGCTCCGCACCTGATAAAGCGGGAGGCAGGTTGGGAGCCTAACGTCTGTCGCCTAAAAACCCCAGCCAAAATCGCCCCATGCCACCAACGGCAGGAATGAGGTTGATATGGCTGCACGGTTGCGCAAAACACATCAAGAAGACGTAAGGAAGAAGATCCAGGTATCCCAGCTGATCAATCGGCTCACCGATTGCGCAATGGGTAAGGTCGAGCTTTCGTCTCAGCAAGTCCAGGCCATCAAGGTCTTGATGGACAAGTCGTTGCCTAACCTCTCGGATGTGAAGATCGAGACGGGTACCCAGGGCATCACGTTCAATCTGAACGCTAACCTTCCGGCTCAGAAATGACGTTGGAGGTTGTTGAACATGACGACGGGCTGGTCACCTACTTCCCGCCCGGCATCCACGCCGCGGCCTTCCACAACAACAACTCCTTCGTCCGTGGCCTCATGGGTCCTGTGGGTAGTGGGAAGTCGTCCAGCTGCTGTGCAGAGATCGTCATGCGAGCCTGCAAGCAAGAGCCCTGGTACGACGGCGTCCGACGATCCCGATGGGCAATCATCCGGAACACCTATCCCGAGCTGAAGTCCACGACGATCAAGACCTGGCAGACCTGGTTCCCGCAGAACGTCGCCCCCATCCGCTGGGATACCCCCATCACCAGCTTCATGCGGATCGACGACATCGGGGACGGGACCGCGATGGAGCTCGAGGTGGTCTTCCTGGCGCTCGACTCCGAGCTCGACACCGGAAAGCTCCGCTCCCTGGAACTCACAGGCGTCTGGATCAACGAAGCGTCGGAGATCGCCAAGGGCGTCTTCGACATGTGTACCCAGCGTGTGGGGCGCTACCCGTCCAAGTTGAAGGGCGGGCCCAGCTGGACCGGCGTCATCATGGACACCAACCCACCCGATGACGACCACTGGTACTACCAGTTCGCAGAGGTGGAAACCCCCAAGGGCTGGGCGTTCTACCGCCAACCAGGCGGTCTGTACCGCGACGAGAACGGCGAGTACCACCCCAACCCCGACGCCGAGAACATCGACAACCTCCCCGGCGGTCACAACTACTACCTCCAGCAGCTCGGCGGCAAACAGGAAGGCTGGATCAACGTCTTCCTGATGGGCAACTACGGGACAACCTCTGATGGCAAGCCCGTATTCCCTGAATGGAATGATCGGGTTCATGTGGCGGATAGGCCCCTGGAGCCCGTCCGCGGTCTGCCGATCGTCCTGGGCTGGGACTTCGGGTTAACCCCAGCTTGCATCATCGGCCAGCAGATGCCCAACGGGCGCCTGGTCATCCTCGAGGAGATCATCTCCGAGGACATGGGGATCCGACAGTTCGCATCCGATGTGGTGCGCCCCATCCTCACCAACAAGTACAACGGCTTCGTCCGGTTCAGTGAAGGCGACCCTGCTGGCCAGATTCGCGCACAGACCGATGAGCGCACTTGTTTGCAAGAACTCTA